GTAATGATGTTAAAAATAAAGTAATAGAAGTAATAAAACTTCTTTCACCTGATGTAGAGATAGCCTGGAATGATCTCAAAGCAATGCATGTTGGTGTGATATTACGCCAAGAAATAGAAATGCTTCTTATGGCACTTGTTAATGAGGAAAAACAGAATCAGTCTGCTACATCTACGCCTTCAGCTTCGTCAGTATCTGTCTCTAAGAACTAGTTGCACTTAAGAAATAGTATATCTTAGACTGGTACTAACATTGTAGAGAGGATGTTAGTAATGTTGTTTCCAGCTCTAGGACCGACGTATTTTGAAGAGACCCATCAAGGTATTTTATCCTTGATGGAAGCGAAATATGCAGAAGCAGTAACCATTAACCAAGCTTTTTGGTCAGAAGCAGATACGGACACGAGGTTCTACTGTAGTGAACAAACATTATGGAATGATGTATATGGTAATCTACCCATAAATCATCGTCGTCAGTTTAATTTTAATCGCATACGACCGTCTGTTAATCTTGTAAGCGGTTTTCAACGGAGAAATCGTAAGAATACGATTGTTACACCCATAGAAAACGGTGACAACGATACAGCAGACCAGTTTACACGAGTGCTTACCTGGGTTAATCAACAAGAAGGTGTATTAGACACTATATCAGAAGCATTTTTGGGTTCTCTTATAACTGGTATGAATCTGTTACAAGTATGGACAGATTATAGACATGATCCGGTAAACGGAAATATAAAAGTTGATGTATGTCCATATAACTGCTTCTTAATTGATCCTTACTTTAAAAAGAGTGACCTATCAGATTGTAACTTCATATGGCGACGCACGTATCTCACAAAACGAGAATGCATATCATTGTTACCTGATAAATCTGATCTTATTATGGGATTATGGGGACAGGACAATCGTGATGGAAAATTTCAATATATTCCAGAAAACTATAATTATGGCTTGAAGAATCTGCTATCGTATGACGAATTCTATTACAGGGACTTTAGAACACAGAAAATGTTAGTAGATTCACAAACAGGTGAAACACAGGAATGGCGTGGTCAAGACGAAGACACATTAAAGTTGTTTCTACAGAAATATCCATCAGTGACCCTCGTAGAGCAAGAAATTCCAACAACAAAATTGGCAATCGTTGTGCAGGGAAGAGTACTGTATGACGGTCCAAACCCAATGGGGATAGATCAGTATCCTTTTGTGCCAGTTTTCTGCTTTTATAGGCCTGAATTGCCCTATTTTGAGTACAGAATACAAGGTCTTGTTCGTGGTATGCGAGATCCTCAGTATCTGTACAATCGTCGTTTGGTAATTAATCTCGATATTTTAGAGTCACAAATAAATTCCGGATGGAAATATAAAGAAAATGCATTGGTTAGTCCGCAGGCTGTGTTTTTATCAGGACAAGGACGCGGACTAGCACTTAAAGATGAAGCGCAAATGACTGATGTAGAACAGATACAGCCTCCTCATATTGATCCGAGTATGGCACAAGTTCTAGATACGCTCGGCAAAGAAATGAATATGGTATCTGGCATAAATGAAGAATTACTTGGTAGTGCTGTCGATGATAAAGCTGGCATTTTAAGCATGTTGCGCCAAGGGGCTGGTCTTACCACCTTACAGCCCCTCTTTGATCAACTAGATCGTTCTCAGAAGCTTTTGGGAAAGATAATGATTGATCTTATTCAAGTTAATTTCACGCCAGGTAAAATAAAGAAAATACTGGAAGGAGAAGAACCAACTGCTCAGTTTTACAATAAATCATTTGGGAAATACGGAGCTGCTGTGGAAGAAGGATTTGATACTACAACACAGAAACAGATGCAGTTTGCTCAGTTGTTACAAATGCGTGAACTTGGCCTACAAATTCCTGATGATGTTATCCTTGATGCAGCTACTATTCAGAATAAGAGTAAACTGGTTCAATCTATTCAGCAACAACAACAACAACAACAACAAATGCAGCAGACACAAATGCAGGTTGCTATGGAAGAACAAAAAGCACGCACTGATCTTGCACGTGCTCGTACTGTTGCTGATCAAGGGCTTGGCATAGAACGTATGAGTAGGGTTCAAGAAAATCAAGCGCTTGCTGTTGAACGACGTGCTGCTGCAATCAGAGACCAGGACATTGGACTACTTAATCTCGTTAAAGCGCTCAAAGAAATTGATCATGTTGATCTTGAACAACTTGAAAAGTTGATAGCGCTTAATGGTATGATGAAATCAGAAAAAGAACCTACCGCTCACCAGGAAGTACCTGGAAGTTAGAGGTTTTAAACCTTGCCCCGCCGTAGCTCAAAGGGCGAATGAGGGCAGTAACTAGGAGCTCCTATGGCTAAGAAAAGACATCATTCTTCAATGCCAGAACATCATAAGAAACATGCAACACACCACATGGATGAACATATGCGACGACGTCATGAAATGATGGATGAAGGCATGATTCATGAAGATAAATCTGAAATAGCTAATCTACCTCAAAACGTTATGATAAAAGAATATCCACGCGCATATCCTTCAATGCCAGAAGATATTGATGACACAATACGTGGTGTAGATGAACAACTTATGGCAGACAATCGTCAAAGAGAACGCGGATTTGGTCCTCCTAAGATGTAGGGTTATCATGCCAGCAATGCCACGACCACGCGGTCCTAAACTTATGAGAAGAGGTAAATATATCGCTTTTCATATTCTCGGTGTACCACCAAATATGCAGAAAGTTAAAGAAACAAAGCATATGCGGTATATCGATAATAGATTGTTAGACGAAGAAACTCGGAGAGTACGATGAAAGACCCACGAAGAGAACAAGAACGTATCTATTCTCGTATGGTTCAAGAAGACCACACAGCAATGGCTAACTTGTCTCCTGTTCCTATCCATAGAGAATGGAATAGAAACATAGCAAATCCATCACCAGTATGGGACAATGTAGTCTATAAATCGTTTGAAGATAATGCTATCACGGGAGAACGATATGCCAAGAAAAAAACGAGGTAGTGCCAAAGGACGCGTTAAGGTTGCCAAAGGCATATCGGTTAAACGTGGTGAACAATCGAAAATGCGCAAAAAAAAAGGTTCTTCAAGTGCAGGTAAATATAAGAACGTATCTAAGAAATCATTCGCAGGAAAAGCGGGCGGTGCATCTGAATATTCATTTCCTATAGATACACTTGCACGCGCTCGTAATGCTCTTGCTCGCGCCCATTATGCACCACGCCCTGAAGGAATACGCGCTGCTGTATATCGTAAATATCCTCAATTAAAAATGAATTACGAAAAAAGACATAAAAAGGAAAAATAATGAAAGAAAAAAAACACGAAAAGAAAAAAGAACATCATAAGAAAGAACACCATAAAAAAGAAATAGAACGTCCTAAACGAAAAAAGAAGGACCATGATTGTCCTTGTCATTAAGGAGCATATATGGCAAAGTGTTCAAAATGCGGTTCTGTTATGAAACGTAAAATGAAAAAAGTAATGCATGAATGGGGTCAAGGTAAACTTCATAGCGGCAGCAAAAAAGGACCTCGCGTTAAAAGTCAAAAACAAGCAGTTGCAATCGCATTTAGTGAAGCTGCAAAATTAAAAAAGAAACGCAAAAAATAAAAGATATACTGACGTTTTTTTTATCCTATGCTTCTCCTTATATTACTTCTGAAAGTACCTCCTCTTCATCGGGGGTACTTTTTCTCTGATATTTGATTAATTATTAAATATGCCTATAATTATAAATGAAAATGCATAATTATAGATCTTTACTTAACACATAACTTTGTAGGATGCACGTGAGATATTTATCATTAGCAATTTTATTATCGGCGTCATCTCTTTATTGTATGGATAATAGGGTAATTGGAATATCTAATCTAGCTCGTCTTATCAATTTCGGAGCTGGATATCTAGCATTGCAATATCCTACTTCTTCAAATAAAGCCAAAATCCTGACACATATAAGTGGTATGTGTGAAAGATTTATCATTACTCCTTCGTCTGATAGAACTAACAGTATTGTAACTGGTGTAAGTGTTGGTGCTGCATTACTCGGTAGTTTTGAAACTTTACATTATCTAAAAAAAAAATCTTCAGAAGAAGTAAAGGACAACCAGATATATAAGAAGATAAAGTACGTAAATAAACATATGGAAGAAGTATTTTGTGAAGATATGGAAGAAAGTCCTCGGGACACATATAGAGAACTAAGAAGTACTTTAGAAATGGATAAAATTGCTATATTAGCAGCTACACCAGAACCTTATGTATATGTATATATAGATCGTATTGATAAATCTATTAATAAAATGACTGATTTATATATTCAAAGGATTGCATCGTTTAATAAACAAGCATATCCACATATACCCATAGATTTTAATAAGATACGCGATCATATAGAATTAGAATATAAGCAGAGTTTATAACGGCTTCGACTTCGGTTGGCAAACAAGCTACTATATTAACTTTTTGTTTATTTTTCATATGGTAGCTTGTTTGCCACTGTTCTCCTTTCACTTCCTTATTGGGCATAAAAGGCATATACTATCCTTAAAGACTAAGGATAAGTAATGTCGCGTAAAATAGTTCGAAAACTCGAACCAACCGTTGGTTCTCTCGCAGTATCACTGCAAAAAAATATGTCTGAGAATACGCATTCTGCCCATGAGCAGATGCAGGAACAATTGTCGGAGTATGATAAAAATATAGAAGAATGTGTTTCTCGGCATAAGAAAATGTGGCCTTCATCTGATTTTTATGTAGAAGTACAAACACGCAAGGAACGATTACTTAAAAACGTTCTAAGACACCAATTCTTTGGTAAACACGCCTGTCCAACGCCTCAATATGATCAAATAGTGTATGCATATCATCATGTAGATGATCGTTTAGAGTTTTTATGGGTTCTTCCCGATAAAGAAACGTATAAGTATCTAAAAATGAATGCACTATCGGTGCCAGAAGAAGAACGAGAACTCCTCCAATTCGTTTTAGAGGATGCTGATGGAACACTTTTAAAAAAGGTTAAAATACGAAACAAGGAGCTAGTACATGAATGAAAATACCAATTTCTATAGTAGTATGGATACATTGCCTCCTCTTTCTGAAGAGCAACGAAAAGCAATGGAAAATCCATCTGCCTATAAAGGTCCAAGTGTAGAAGCACCACGCACTAACATTGCGATGCCTCCATTACCACCAGAATCTTCCTCCGATGAAGCTACGGAAGACATGGAAGCTGCCGAGCAAGAATCTTCTGCGGACACGGAAGAAGTAACTCCTCCTACTCGATTGGCTACGTCAGGCTCCGCAGACCACAATTTTGCTGAGCTTCGTAAAGAAAAATATCGAATCGCTCAAGAACGTGATGAATATGCACGCAAACTTGCCCAATACGAAGCTGCTCTATTACAACAAAAAAGCGCTTTAGAGCAATCGAAGTCGAATGACGATGAAGATATTACCATCGGAGAAGAAGATGTAGCAGAAGGCAAGCACGTTCATAAAATGATGAAGAAATACAAGAAGTTAGAGGCAGAACTGAATAGTTTTAAGCAAAAATCAGCTGAAGAACTTCTTGAAGCTCGTATACGTGCAAAATATCCCGATTATGATTCGGTCGTAAACCAAGAGACATTGAATGCTCTTGCTGCAGATGATCCTGAACTCACACAGACTATTTATTCATCTCCTGATGTATACAATAAGGCTATATTGGCGTACAAAGAAATAAAAAAACGCGGTATTGTTTCAAGTGAGACCTATGAGCACGATAAAAGACGTGTGCAATCAAATGCAGCAAAACCACGTCCTCTTATCAGTTCCACACCAAAATCAAGTAATATGGGCCCTCTTTCTCATGCTAATGCTTTTGAGCAAGGATTAACCGATACACTTAAAGCGCAACTGTGGAAAGAAATGAAAGAGGCAATGAAGGGATAATTGAATTTTAAGTACTAATTATGCTATTTTCTTAGGGAAGACGTACGGGGATTCGTCACCTCACCCACCTGACGTACAGATGAGCTTCGTCATCTCAAGTTAAAATACATATACACGCTTCTCCAAAGGAGAGAGTATGGCTATTACTACTACAAGTAGTTTGCCGGCGCCAGTCCAACAATCTTTTAGTTATAAATTGTTGTCTGTGCCGGTTCCCTATTTTGTGCATAATATTCCTGCCATACGTAGACAAATGCCCCGTAATGGTGGTACTACGTACAGGCAAAGACGTTATAATCCGTTAAATACTGCCATGGTGCCACTTGGCAACTCTGGTGTTACACCACCGCCTCAGAATTTAACGGCGCTCGACATAGATGCTAAAATCAGTTTCTATGGAACATTCGTTCAATTGAATGAGCAGGTCACATTGCAAAATCAGGACCCTGTTTTGAATGAATGTGCAGCCCGTCTCGGTATTTCATTACGTCAGACAGAGGATCAGCTCACACGAGACATGTTAGCATCAACTGCATCATTTATTAATGCAGTTGGTGGTGTTAACGGAGATAATCCTACAGAAATAACTCGATCTGACATTAATACTGTAGTCGCTACGCTTGTCGATAACAATGCGTACATGATTATGGATAACATGGAAGGTGAGGATAGGTTTGGAACAGCGCCAGTTCGTGATGCATATTTTGCCCTCGCAAATTCTCAGATCATCAGTGATCTTG